GGAGGGCGCGCCGGCNGCGACGACCGCGAAGAAAGTACCGGTGCCGGCCGCCGAGGCCGAGCGGCGCGGGGCGCAACGGGTGATCGAGCAGGTCTCCAAGAACTCCACTCGCCCGAAGGGGATCCGAAGCGTGCCGAAGGCGGGCGTAGGGCCGACCCGGGTGTCGAGGCAGTACCTCGACGAACTGATGGACACGAACCCGGTGGAATACAACCGGCTCCTCGCCAAGAGCCCAGGGCTCGAACGGTTCCACCTCGGGGGTTAGGCGAAAGGGGACTGAACGATGGCCGACACAGAGTTCGCGACCGGCGCGGCGGAGACCGTCAAGCGCTGGGCCAGCAAGCTGTGGGTCGAGATGCCGCGTGAGATTTACTGGGGCAAGTTCATGAAGGAAAACGACATGAACGCGGTCATCGAGGTCAAGCGCGACCTCGAGGGCAACCCCGGCGACCAGCTCACCTTCACCCTGCTCCGCAAGCTCTCCGGCGCCGGCGTCTCCGGCGACGAGGTGCTCGAAGGGCAGGAAGAGCAGATGAACCACTTCTCGGACACCGTCACGCTCGACCAGGTCCGCAACGCCGTCCGCCTCAAGGGGCGCTTGAGCGAGCGGCGCACCGCGTTCGACCAGCGCATGGGCGCGAAGAACGTGCTCAAGACCTGGCTCGCGGAATTCATCGACGACGACCTGTTCACGCAGTTCACGACGGGCACGGCCGCCTCGCGCATCGTCTACGGCGGCAACGCGACCGCGACGACCGACATCGGGTCCGACGACACGGCGACCGTCGCCAAGATCGAGAGCATGGTCGCCAAGGCGCAGAAGGCCACGCCGAAGATCTGGCCCGTGCGCGTCGAGGAGGGCGACTTCTACGTCCTGTGCCTGCATACGGACGTGGGCTACGACCTGCGCCAGTCCACGCAGTGGATTGATGCCTCCCAGGAGGCCGGGCCGCGGGACTACGGCAAGAACAACCTCTTCACCGGGCGCCTCGGCATCGTCGGCGGTGTCGTGGTCCACGCCCACGAGAAGATCCCGAGCACGACCGTCTGGGGGGCGGCGGCGGATCAGCCGGGGGCGTCCAACCTCTTCCTCGGCCGCCAGGCCGGCCTCTTCGCCTGGGGCAAGCGCCCCGAGTGGTGGGAGAAGGAATTCGACTACGGGGCGAGGACCGGCTTCGCCATCGGCGCGATCTGGGACTTCACCAAGGCGGTCTTCGAGAACCTCGATCACGCGATCTTCGAGTTCCGGACCTACCGGACCAACAACTAAGGCCATGAGCCCAAGGAGGACTGCTCCGATGAAGACGCTCTTCGGCAAGGCGATCGCGGCCCTGCTGGCTCTGGGTCTGGTCTTTGGCCCGACCCCGGCGCTCGCGCAGGGCTACTACTACTGGTTCCAAGTCGTCACGGAGGATGGCGAGCCCTTCACGGAGGAGGGCGCGGTTCGCTGCTCGGTCTACGGGCGGGATGCCACGACGGGCACCGCGATCGTCCACACGACCGCCCTGCTCGACACGGCCTACACGCTGCCGCTGGCCTCGAGCGCCAACGGCCTCATCCACTGGTATTCCTCGACGGACACCCCCGTGAACCTCAAGTGCTTCACGCAGTACGGGGACTATGCCTACAAGAACAACTTCGGGCGCACGCGGCACCGGGTGCAGATCAACACGGGGAGCCCGTACAAGATCTTCCGGTTCCCCTACGTGACCAACACGGCGCCGACGAGCACGGGGCTCGTCATCCCGTCGGGCGGCATCGTCACGGACGTGATGATCGAACGCATCACCATTCTCGACGGGGCTCATATCGACGTCGGGTTCGACGGGAACCACGCCGCCGCCTCGTGGAACGCGCTCGCAAGCCGCGTGGCCGTGGACCAGCGTGGGCCGATCCGGGCTCACCTGACGATCCAGGGGGCCCTGGCCGATAACGCGACCACGAACCCCACGGCCGTGGGGGCCTCGCACATCGGGCTGGAACTGCGCCACATGGTGTCGATCACGGGCAGCGGTAAGGCGTTCGTGATCCGGCCCTACGTCGTGCATGCCAGCTCGGGGCTCACGATCCGCTACAACACCTCGGCCGGGGCCGGGATCGGTGGGCACGTGTACATCTACTGGCTGCAAACGCACGTCGGGGCCAACCGGCAGCCGTATAGGTAACGGCGGTCACGGCTTCGCGTGAGATTCGAGTGGCCGCAGGGGGAGCGCTGGTCGCGGCGGGCGTGGGTAGGACTCCTTGCGCTCGTCGCGGCCCCGTTCCCCCTGTGGTTCGTGACCCAGCACGTGCCGGCGGGCTTCCCGGCGGTCGAGCGCGGGGTGCCGATGTTCTTCCTCGTCTTCGCCGCAGCGCTGCTCGTCCTCGGTCGGGTCGCGGCGGTTTCGTGGCCCTTCGCCGCGCTGCTGCTCTGGGCCGCAGCCCGCGGGGCGTGGCATGGCTTTCCCCCGCGGACGCTGCAGCTCCTCACGGTGGCCCTCTTCGCGGGGTTGCTCTACGCCGCCGCCCGGGAATTGCCGGATCGAGAAGCACGGTGGGCGGGCTGGGCCGTCGTCGTCGGGGTGTCGTGGGAGGGGCTGTTCGGCCTCGTGAACACGTTCGGCGTCTACCCCTGGATGACCTGGGTCTCCCCCGAGCACGTCGGCAAGCCCATGGGACTCTTGACGCATCCGAACTACTGGGGATCGTGGATGGCCCTCGGCCTGCCCGTCCTCTGGGCGCTCGCGGGCGTGCCTGCGGCGGCCCTGGCCTTCCTCCTGATCGCCAAGACGATCTCCGGGGGGCCGGTAATCTCGGCGGCCGTCGCGGCCCTCGTCATGGCCTGGCCGCTCTTCGGCCGACGCCTCCGCTTCGCCGTGGCCGGGATCGGGGCGGGCACGATCGCCCTGGTGATGACGCTCCACGAGTGGCGCCTCTCGGGTCGGCGCGAGGTCTGGACGGTGGCCCTCGAGGAGATGCGGAAGTGGCCGCTCACGGGCCAGGGGCTCGGCGAGTGGCGCTCCTGGGCCGAGCAGTGGAATCAGGCCTTCTACCGGCCCGACCAGGGCAAGACCTTCTTCATCACGCTCCAGGCCCATTCCGAGCCCTTGCAGCTCGCGTTCGAGCTCGGGCTGATCGGCGTGGCGCTCGGGGCGCTGTGGGTGCTCCAGGCGGTCCAGGCCGGGCGGCGCGTCTGGCGCGCGGCGCCGGCGGCCATCCTGCCGCTGCCGGCCTGGTCCACGGTGCCGCCGCCTTTTTGGTGGCTCGCGGTCGGTCGCGCTCCGCTCGAGCGCGCCTGGGTCGCGGTCCTGGCCGCGGCACTGGTCAATTCGCTCGGCAGCCCGGTCTTTCACTTGCCAGCCCAGGCCGCCCTCGTTCTCTTCGCGCTCGCGCGGGTGCAGGCCGATGCTGCCGCGCTCGGCGCGGTCCCTATGCAGAGCGTCCCGGTGCCCAAGCACCCGAGGGCGCGGAAGGAGCGAAAGAGCCATGAACGCGCTACGTGACGTCCAAATGATCGCCAGCGGGCGCCAGCCGGTTGGGGATGGCGCCGTCGCGGTCGCCCAGATGGTCCTGGATCTTGTGGATCGGCTCGCTTCCCTGCAGGCCGAGGTCACCCATCTTCGAGATGCCCTCGTCAGGGCCAGGCGTATCGCGAGGGTCGAGCCCGCCGGGGCCGCCGAAGGAGAGGGGACATGAGCCCCAAGCCGCTCGATGAGTTCGTGGACGAGACCCCGCAGCCTCCGCCTTCCGCGCCAGTGCGCCGTGGCGCCCCGCCGCGCGCCGAGGGCGTGCAGGAGGTCTCGCTTCCGGAGGAGACGCTCAGACCCGATATGCCCGTCATCCGGGCCCGGGTGGTCTACCTCGGCCCTGGCGAGCACCACGCGGTCAGCTTCACCGGGCAAATCCACGAGGAGTGGATCGAGGATCCGGATGGGCCCGTCACGCGCAAAGACCGCCAGAAGGTGGAGCGCCGGTACACGGTCATCAAGTCGGCCGTGCCCACCGGCACCTCGCAGTACGACTTTACCTGCCGCGATACCCGCGGGCACCTCATCGCCATGCGGATGATGCCGGACAGCGCGAATCCCTCGCGCCTGCGGGGGCGCCCGTTCACCTGGTGCGAGCACGTCGGGCATCTGCGCCAGTTCTTCCTGGCGCGCGACGAAGGGGGGCAGCCGATCTATCACCTGATGGTCCTGCCCAAGGATGTCGCGATGCTCCAGGACCACATCCGCCGCAGCGAGCGCGCCCGGCGGGCGCAGTCACAGCTCTTCGCGGACGTCGTGAAGGGGTAAGCGGGATGCTCTCGGATAACACGTTGCGGGATCTGCAGTACCTCGCGGATGGGCGCTCGCCCGTCGGCGACGGCGACCAGGCGCTCGCCCTGGCGGTGCTCGCGCTCCTCGACCGGGCGGGGATCACCGCCAAGGGCACGGGGCTCAGGACGCCGCCGGATCCGGACCCAGACGCTTCGAGGGCCTAAGCGCAGGCCCCCACAAAGGAGGGACGCGATGCATCATCCATCGAGCGGGCAGCCCTACACCTCGGACCCGGACGGGCTCGGCGACTTCGCGCCGAAAGGCGATCCGGAGTCGCTCAATGCGGGTCCGGGCAAGAAGCCGGAGGCGGACGCCGAAGCCAACGCCGCGCTCGCCGAGTTCGCGGGCTTGACCGGCGCCAAGAAGTT